TCACCTTTAGTATCGGTTGCATCAGCACCTTTAGGAACTACTACACCCTTGGCTGGTACGCCTTTAGTGCTGTTTGGATTAGTTGTTTTGCCCATTGCCATTTCAATTTTCCTTTTGCAAAAGAAGCTACAAATCGTAGCTCCGTTAATTTTAGGTCAATCTTAACCCATGTCAAGCATTTTAATTAATCTGATAGCAGCATCAACTGAATCAATTCGGCTGACTGCTCCACCTCGCCAGGTTTGCATAAACTTAATCTGAGGTTCGGTAAAATTGGCTTTATTTGAAGATTTAATTTCTACTAAAACTGTTTTTCCTTTATATCCTACTAAGCAATCTGGACAGCCTTGGCCTACTCTGGATAAATCAAGGACAGAAGCCCCTAAAGCAATAAATGTATGAAATATGAGTTTTTGATTTTCATCCACTCGTTTTTTGTAATAAGTCATTGGTTTTTTCTATTAATTCTTCAGGGCTTATTCCCCAATAAAATGTAAATCCTTTAGCCCCAAGTGAGTGATAACTGGAATCTCCAAGTCGATGATGGTAAGCGCATAAAGGGATGACAGGCGCAAGATTTCTTTTCCCTCCATACCTTCTAACGTGATGCATTTCCACTTCTGTATCGGTTGTTTCAACTCCTTGTTGCCTACACAATATGCAGCCCAATCGTGCCAATTTTGCATAAATCTCTTTTTTTGCTCTGGTTGCCATTAAAAAAGTTCCGTTAAATCGACATATTTAAACAATGATTTAGGAACATCATAATAAGCTTCATGCTTAGTTTCATCACGCATTTCTATGGTTGGAAAGCTTAAAGCCCTTGTTCCTGTGATCCAGTAAGCATGAGTCATATCTTGGTTTAATGCAAAAAACAGCGTTTTAGGTACTTCTAGCATATGTTTTTTTCTTACAGGCACATGAATTGTAGGAAAAGGACAATGGGGATTCCAAGATCTAACCTCAACTTCGGCAAACCCTACAGGAACAGAGCCCCTATGAATAATGAGGTCTGTGCCATAAATATCAGGATTATCTAAAGCTGTAAGCCCCCATTTCATAGAAATCCATTCAGCTACCGCAGCTCTAGCTGGTGGATCGTACTTATCATGAAGGGCTTGATCGAACTTTTTAATCCGCATGAGCAATATCTTCTAGCTTTAAAGCAGTTTCTACAAAAGAATTGGCAATTTGATAAGCTGTGGCTCTATCTTGAGCAATCATGGCTTTGTAGTATTCGTCTAAAAGACGTTTTGCATCTAAAAATGGTTGGCTAAAATCTTTCATTTACATATTTCCTTGTCTGCGATTAGAAGATAAAGTGCGCCAAATATCAATAATTCGTATTTCATGATTGCGTTCATTGTCTATTTTTTTAAATTGTTTTAAAGCCTCAGTCCAAGCTAAAACTGCATCAGCGTATTTTGGGCTCGCCAAAGCTTTTGCTTCCCTCTCGGCTACTGTCCCCTCAGCTAGTAGAAAAGAATGGCTCTTAGCCTGTTTTAAGCCTTCCTCAAGGTATTTAACTTGCCCTGCCCAAGCTGCATGATCGTCATCCGTATTTGCAAGCTTGGTTAAGGCTTGTTCTACCCTGTTTTCATTAAGTTGCTCAAGGTTCATTCTCCTCTCCCTTTATAACTAATCTTTTCTAAATAATGATTGCCTACATCCATCGCTTTAGGCATTGGCATACCAACTTCATCCAACACAAAAGTGCGTTTATCAAGCTCTCCCATAATGTTTTTACGAGTTTTTAATAAATTTTTAGGGCTATGAAGTTCTTTTAAACCTATTTCAAACAACAATTCTGATACTTTTGTATCTGCTAATTCAAAAAAAGTAGTATTGACGTTTCCTTTAAAAAACTTCTCAGGAGCAGTACACATATCAAAAATATTGCGTAATTTATCGTTTTGATGGATTCGTAAAGTTATTTGATCATTTTTATGAGGTTTGACTCCAAAATGGAATCTGCAATAAAACTTGCTTTCTCCATTTGTTCCAGCAGATAAAGTTCCAGTAAGACCGCAACCATAAGCAGCACAATTTAAAGGCTGACCTTGTTGCTGCTGTTGTTCCTCTTGACTTCCGTATTTAACAAGCTTGGATTTCATAGGTATTTCCTTTCAATAATCTTTGTAAAGTTGGTAGGCTTGATTACCCATTCCAAATCAGCTAAAAATGGCCTTCTATCTTTGGATTGCGTTTTTCCTGTCAAAAATTTGGAATTTTTAATAAATTGAAAAAAGTCGTTTCTAAACCAATCCAGGGCTTCTTCTGAACTCTTACATTCAAATTCAGTAAACAACTCTCTCCATCTTTGTTTTAAATGAGCTTCTCTGGTCTTATTCCAAGAAATGACCTTTGGTAGCTCTGGTAGCGTTTGATGATAAATATCAATAATTGCCTGATGGGGACATGGTGGAATCTTAGATTCCGCAGAGATAGTCTTTATATCTTGGTTAATGGTTATTGGTTCTTGGTTCTTGGTTACGTTGTGAATCGGTTCTGATATCAGTTCTGATTTCATAGCTGATATCTTCTCTGATTTGATTCTGTTTGCGTTCCGAGCTGAGTCTGCTTTAGCCCTATATTTAATAATTTCATCATCGCAACGCTTAGAAATCCATAAATCACCTTCTTTATCAAAAAAAGTTTCCAAAATGTATTGAACATCAGAGCTGAAATCAGACATTCCTATACGTCTAGCAATAAGGGATGGCTCACCTTTTAAAGGGCTTTCGTCTAAATAATATTGGTCAATAAGCCTTCTGTAGGCCAAATCTTCCATAAAACTTAGATGCCTTGTATGAGCTGCATAATCCCCAATATGAAATGGGTAAAAGTTCATTTTCAGTCCTTAAATAGGTCTGGTCGTAAAATTTCTTTTGTCAATCGACCTTGCGATAACTCTCGCAATTTAGCCAAATGTTTAATTGGAATTTGACCCCTATCAGCCCAGTTATAAATGGCTGTAGGCCTTATACCTAAAAGCTTTGCCAAGCGCATTAAAGTACCAAATTCAGCCCTTAAAATTTCTAATTCATGCATATAAATCCTCCTTTTGTGGCACTATACCATAAATAAATGATAGTAAACAGATATAAATTAGGGAAATCCCCTATAAAATAATTGTAAAAAAGTGTTGCTAAGTGGTTTTTTAGTGTATAGTGGAGTCTAGTTCAACAAGTGATGAAGGGAAGTAAAAATGAAAAATCAAGAAATTAAAATGTTAGGTTGCCCAGCAGAAATGTTGGAAAAACAATTTAAAAGCCAATACAACATCAATATGTATGTAGCTGGTTTGCTGTCTGATGCTCAAGAATTAACAAAAATGGGTAAAACAGAAGAAGCGAATCAACTTATCAATCAAGTTAAATACTATTTTTTTGAGTTTACAGATACAAGAAATGAGGTAACTGTATGAAAACAGCAATAATTGAATGGGTAGGAGTAATTCTTTTAGGTATTCTTTTTGGCGCAATGTTTGCCTTGGGAGTTTAATCATGGGAATGAATAGAGCTGATGCTTACTATGAGCCAGATGATTACGATGATCGTTCTGATGAAATTGAAGAACGCACCTGGCAACTCTTAAAAGTTGGTGGCAAATTTGACTATAGAACTTCAGGAGCTATTTCTGAAGCTTTAAGTGAAATGGGAGTTGATGATTCTCAGTCCCTTCAAGATGCTATTGATTCAGGTGATTACGAGCAATTAGGTAGAAAACTAATCTCAATGGCTTGTGAATACATGGAAGGCCATGCCAAAGAAGTAGCAGAGTTTGAAATTAACGATTAAGGAAAAGTGATGACTAAATTTTTAGAACTACGCAAAATTAACGTAAACGAACATACTGAAAAAAAAGGTAAGTTTACTTATTTAAGCTGGTCATGGGCCGTTGATCAGCTCCTCCAGCAAGACCCAACAGCTACATGGACTTATGGTGATCCAGTTTACTTTGCTGAAACCTTAATGGTCTTTTGCTCAGTAACGGCTTTTGGCAAAACTATGACAGCTCAAATGCCTGTCATTAATAATCAAAACAAAGCTATTGCTAATCCTGATGCAATGGCAGTAAATACAGCAATGCAACGATGCCTGGTTAAAGCTATTGCTTTGCATGGTCTGGCTTTGTATATCTATTCTGGTGAAGATCTTCCTGATGAAGATGTACCTGATTTGACTGTATTAGCAAAAGAATGGGCAGCAGAAATCAATGTATGCAAAACCATTGACGATTTAAAACAAGTTTATGGAACAGCTTATTCTGCTGTAGCTAAAGACAAAAATGCCGTTCAAATAATTGCTAATGCAAAAGACCTACAAAAAGGCATTTTAATGGCGTTGCAATCATGAGCTGGGCAGACAAAGTAGCCATAGCTACGTTAGTTATAGCTTCAGTAATCCTAATGTCAGTAATTCGTTTAGCTATTCGTTTGGGGGGAATATGAACAAACCAGTAGCAGTTGTAGACCATAGGCAACAAAATGGGGTGACTTGGCTAAAAATTAAAAAAGGTCGAGCAGTAATGCCAGACCACAATACTTTGCTCTACACCCATCCAGCAAAAGAACTACACCTATCACTTCAAAAAAGTAAAGAAACAGGTGAACTATTAGCCGTTACTTATACAGATGACGAACATAGGATTGTTGAAGTGTTATGGCAAAAACCACCAGCAAAGACACTAACAGATAATGAAATCAGGGGTGT